CAACCCTGCGGGACGTCAGGCGTATGGCAAGGGTATTGAGTCATTTGCTCGCCTATATGGCGCCGGCATCGGTCAACAATATGATCCTGTCGCCATCAACGCTCGCAAAGCCTATGAAAGTGAGCTTGGTGGCACAACAAAAGGCGCCGGTCTGAGAGCTTTCAGTTTGGGGCAGGGCTTGGATCACTTTGTCAGCATTGCTGACGATATGATGGATGCGCATTTGTCCGGCTTCCCTTGGAAGAGGGTGGCTCATGGTCTTAACAGGCTGAAAGCGGAAAGCAGCGAGATGGAAGGCCTTGAGCATAGGGTCGGTGTAACCGGTCAGGGCCTTACGGGCGAAGTCGGTGCGCTCACGTCAGGCACGAGGTCGGGCGGTGTCCATGAGCGTGCGATGATGAAGGGATATCTTTCTGATATCTTCCAGTCGAGGCAGGGAGCAGCCGGCTCCCTGGAGGGTATGCTTGACCTTTTGAAGGGTGGTCTCGAAGAGACTGAAGCCGATCGCGACCGAAAATATGGGGATGATCCCCGCTACTGGCCGAAAGGCGCGAATTTCGTGACTGACAAGGAGCGGGCGCAAATTGCGCATATTGAGGATGTTATCGAGGGGCTAAAGACCGGCAAGAAGGTCGACCGGATGGTTGGAGGAGACAAGATGCACGAAGAGGCAGCTAAGGCTGACGCGGCTGCAAGAGGAATACAGGTGGTGAAGCCGGGCAGCACTTATAATTGGGATCCGACTACCAAGAGATTTACACAATGACCATCACTATCATTGGGCCAGATCAGTCGAAGTTCAATTTTCCGGATGACACGCCGCAGGACACTATTAGTTCGGCGATGTCTCAACACTATGCCGGCACGCAGGCTCCGGCTCCAGATCAGGGCGATGGAAGCAACTATTCGGTGATCTCCGCGGCAGAAGATCTGCCGGGGATCGGCGCCTATGCCGCTCCAGCTGCAGCGTGGCTTCGAACCAAAGCTAAGGGTGGCACGCAGGCTCAGAACCTGGCGCAGATACGGGCTGGCATTGATGCTTACCGGCAGGCGCATCCCATCAGGAGCAAGGTGGAAGGCGCTGCTATCGGTTCGCTCCCGTACATGTTTGCTGGCGAGTTTGCAGGGCCTGCCAGGCTGCTCGGGATGACTGGCGATGTTGTCCCCGCGTCAATTATGGGTGGGGCTTCTAATGCTGCCATAGGCGCTGTTGACGCCTATCTGCGCGGTGAGGACCCCAAGGAAGGGGCGCTCAGGGGCTTAGGTGGCGGGGTAGGCGGCGTGCTGATCGGCAAGGCAGCCGGGCATATCTGGGATGCCGCGCGAAGAATGTGGGTGCCGCGGCCGCGCGCCCCCAACACGATCCCGGTCACAACGCCGACTGGAGAGATACAGAACATACCGGTTCGTGAGTCAGTGGTTACGCAAAACCCGGCGACCAGCGCCGAAGAGCAGAGGATGATCGGCACGCAGGTGCCGACCGCGACGGATGCTGAAGCGCAGACCGACGCGGCCATGAAGGCCGCGCATCAGACCCTTCACGACTATATCGATCCCTCGGGGCGATCGGCCGGCATGACGCCGCTGCAGGCTGGCAACAGGGCGGCTTTCGACATCGGGCAGATGGAGGACCAGCGGGCAGCAGCCGAGGCTGCGCGCGCCGGCGCGGCTCAGCAGCAGACCGAGCAGCTGATCCGAGATGTTGGCGGTGCAGCGCCTGCGGCGGCGGTCGGTGGTGCAGCGCCTGCGGCGACGGCGGCTCGGGACGTCGGCGATACGGTTAGCGGAGGCATTCGCGGACTGTTCAGGACTGCGCGGGATGCCACCAACCGCGCCTATGACTACTTCCGTAGGCAGCCAGGCAGCTATGATCCAAGCAGGTTGGTCAGTGTCGGCAATGAACTTCGTACGGCATTGGATACGGCTCCTGGTGCAGACCGGGTTAGGCTTGATCCCCTTACGACAAAGTATGGCTCTGCTGCTTTGAAGATGATCGATGACGAGGTTGGACGTCTTCGCTTTACGAACGAGGCTCGGGCTCCAGGGCAGCCTCCACCGCGGGCGATCACACCAGACGATATGAACAATATCCTCAAGGAACTAGTGATCTATCGGCGGTTGGCTAATGCGGAGGCACGATCGAGCGGCGTTTACACGGATGCGCGCGCGGTTGGTCGCATTACAGACGAATTTCAGAATTGGTTGGAAAGGACAACGACTGACGGTGGTCTGCTTACAGGCAATGCAGATGACATCCTATCGTCCCTGCAAGCGGCGCGGGCGGCTCATGCACAAGAACGCGAGACATTCTCGCGAAAGGGAACGGGCGATGTTGTCGGCAAGTTTATGGAAAATGTGATCGGCAAATACCCTGGTCAGGAAATGCAGCCGGAAAAGATCGTCAGCACATTGTTTGGCACGCCTGACAACCCGTTCGCCAGCAATGCGGTGCCGATCCTGAACCACTTGCGTGATCGGGTGTTCGGCGCCAACAGTCCGGAATGGGGGGAGATCAAAAGTGGCATGATCAAGCATCTGACTGAAACGCCGGCCGGTGGCAAGCCGGTGCCGTTTGTGCAGCAGGCGCAGCGGATCGAGAAGATGCTGTCTCACCGGCAGTTGGCGGATGCGGTGTACGATCAGGGCCAGCAGACGCGGCTGCGGCAGCATGCCAGCGACCTGCGCAGGGTTGCGGACATCGATCCGGTCAAGGATACGCCTGAGCATATCATTGGCAAGCTGACGGGTCGGATTGGTGGCGTGCGCATGACGGGCGAGCAGCTGCTGGCGACGCTGGATAAAGCGGGTGGCGGGAAAGTCGCAGAAGCGTTGCGGGATGCATTGGTCAACAGCGGCAATGCCGACACATGGGCGAGGCTCAAGCTCGCCAAGCTATTGGAGGTTACTAAAGAAGTCGAGGGTACTACCAAATGGGGTCATCAGAAGATCGCTAACAATATCGGTAATTTTCTCGACACTGATCTTGCCGACAAGATGCTGACACCCAATGAGAAGCTGGTGCTTAAGTCGATCGGTGAGGCGCATCGACGGATAGTTCCTGTGAAAGGCACCGTGAACTATTCGCGTTCGGGTTATGAGAACATGGAAACTGCGAGAGGCATGACGAAGAATTTGATCAAGATGGCGATCACTGGTTTGGGGCTCGGGCATGGCTTGATCGGCATCGGGGCTCACTATAGCGCGGGCCATGCGGCTTCGGAGGCTATTGATAAGCTCGCGACGTGGCGGCAAACGCGGCGTGCAAAGGACTTGTTCTTGGGCCAGCGTGCACCTTTTCCACGGCAGGGCGCATATTATCCTGGCAAGATAGGTGCGATGACGTTCCCGCAATTGACGCGGCAGGATGATCAGTCATCCCAGTAGGGTATCAGTCGTTCGCATTCCAATAAGGCAGGCATGCGATCAGAAGGAGCGCAGCACAGAGAAAGAGACCGGGCACAATGCCTTCTTCTCTAACAAACCACACCGTGAAGCGATGCCACAAATGAATGACGCCGATAATGACGAGCAGATAGACGATAAAGACGAGGCGGACGATCATGGATGATGCTCAGGGTTATTCGAGTGTGGATGACGCGATCAACAGGACGGCTGCCATAGCTGGGATGGATCCGGCACATTGGCGCGCTGTTGCCCAGATCGAGAGCGGCGTAAACCCGTTTAGTAACATGCGCAATGCCACGCAATTCAAAGGCCTGTACCAGCTTGGCCACGGTGTATGGCATGATCATGGCCAAGGCGACATCTACAACCCGATGGACAATGCGATGGCGGCCGCGCGCTATGCGCAAGCCAATGCCGCCGAGTTCAGGGCTCATTTCGGTCGCGATCCGACGCCGATCGAGACCTACATGATGCATCAGCAGGGCGCAGGGTTTTATACTAAGGGGCAGATGTCGAATATTGCCGGCAACCCGTTTGAGAAGAATATGAAAGCTTCGTTGCAGACGCCGCAGTCGTTTGAGGAGGGTTGGCGACGGAATATGGAAGACAAGGTGGCGCGAATGGGCGGTCAGGCTATGGCGCCGTTCCAGTCTGTTGCTGGCACGCGTGGCATGTCGCCATCAGGAGGCTATGCCACAGCACAGCCGGGACAGCCGGGGGCCGTCGCAGAAGCAGAGTCGACCGATCAGACCGAGGATGGTACACAGCAGCCACAGGGACCTGATGTTGCGGGCCAGATGAAAGACATACAAGACAGGATCGCTCAGCAGGAACAGGCCAATGCCCCACCCTCATTGCCACCGATGGCGCCCATACAGCCAATGATGACGCCTGCGATGATGCGGGCTCGGATGTTGTCACAGGCGATGATGAACCGCACCCTCGGTCTCACGCCGCCATCACCACCGGAGCAAGCGACATGAAGCGGATGCTTAAGGCTCTCGGTCTTATCAGTTTGATCGCTGCGGTCTCGCTGAGCATGCAATATGGGATCGAGCAGGCGCGCGCAGCTTTCTGGCAATGGAGTATGACAGCCTCCCAGAACGGGAATTCTGATCCATCGATATCGTTCATAGAAGGAATGCCGCCATCGGTCGTGAACGACAGCGCCCGCGCGATGATGGCGCGGCTAGCCGAACAGGCGGCCGATACCTCTGGCGCATTAAAGACGACTGGCGGCCCGACCGCTTTTGCCGTTACGACCAATCAAGGTTTTCCAGATCCACCGAATGACGGGATGGTTATTGGCGTCACGTTCAACGTCAATAGCTCTGGAAGCCCGACGCTTGCGGCTGATGGAGGAGCGGCGAAGGCGATTGTCTCATCGCCCGGCAGCCCAGCTACTGTATCGGCTGGCGTGCCGACGATCATGTTATATCAGGCGGCAAGCAGTTCGTGGATCGTGCGCAGCGGCGGCGGTGGCGGTACGCCGCTCGGTAGCGTCATTGCGTATACAGGCACGGTGGCGCCAGCTGGCTATGTTTTCGCCAATGGTCAGTGCATCTCGACTACGACTTACGCGACCTATTGGGCCCTGATCGGCAGCCCGGCACCGGGTATCTGTTCGGCCGGTCTATTTCAGGTGATCGATCTTCGCGGGCGCGTTATTGCCGGGCTCGACACCATGCCGGGTAGCTCTGCAGCTGGCAGGCTGACGTCTGCTTCGACTGGATGCGGAACGGCGATGACAGTGGTCGGTGCCAGTTGCGCAAACGGCAGCGAAAGCCATCAGCTGACTGTGGCAGAACTGGCGGCACATCACCATAGGGCCGACATATACGATCCTGGTCATACTCATACCTATAACTATTTTCCGGCAGTTGGGATCGCTACGACCGATGTCACTGGTTACTATACGATCAACAATTCACCGACTGGCGGAACCACGGGCAGCAGCACGACCGGTGTTCTAGTCAATGGCGGCGCAAATGGAAACAGCAATACATACGATGCCGGCAGCAGTACTTTTCATCCGATCGTGCAGCCGACGGTTGGCGTGAACTACATCATCAGGGTGTTGTGATGCCGGTGATCGATAGCGAGCAGTCATTGCGATCAACCGATGGTCCAGCTCGGAATGTTCGTGCGGATCAAGGCGTGCCATTGTCCGGTGGCGGTACGCTCACTGCGACGAATGTGCAGGATGCCATCGATCAATTGGCGGCGGCGTCGGGGGGCGGTGGCGGTGGTGGTCTTGCCGATGCGCCGTCTGATGGGACGATCTATGGCAGGATCAATGCGACTTGGGCGAATGTGCTGGCTGCGACTGGGACATCAATAACGCTATCTGGCGATGTCACTGGCGCTGGCGCGGCTACAATCACCACGACCCTCGCAACGGTCAATTCCAATATCGGCACGTTTCAAGGCATCACCGTCAACGGCAAGGGGTTGGTGACCGCGGCTGTCAATCAGAGTTATGCGACTTTGGCTTCTCCGGCGCTAACCGGTGTGCCTACTGCGCCAACAGCAACGGTCGGGACCAGCACGACGCAGATCGCGACGACGGCGTTTGTCACCACAGCTATTGGGACGCCCGGCATTATTCCTGAGAATTCCAATAGCGCCAATTATACGACTGTGCTGAGCGACGCCGGCAAGTTCATTTATCATCCGGCTAGTGACGCCAATGCCAGGACATTCACCATCGCAGCTAATGCTAGTGTGGCCTATACGCTTGGCACGGTCATATCGTTCGTGAACCTGAGCGCCAATGCTCTGACGATCGCCATTGCCAGTGACACCATGTATCTCGCGGGTGCGGGCACCACGGGCTCGCGCACATTGGCGCAATATGGCTGTTGCACGGCGCTGAAGACCGATACGACGGCCTGGATCATATCTGGTACAAATCTTTCATGACCATAAACATTGAATGGCGAAAGGCCCGCGAATTTGACGAAGCATGAAACAGGACTAACGTAATGCAACCACAGTCACAGCCATTGCTCTGGCCATCTGGCGCGCCCGTCTGTATTCCCCGGACGCTTACGGGTCCCAACGTAAATTTGGGAACAGATACGCCTAATAATGCGATTGGCGCCAGCGGATCAATGACTGCTTCCACATTTGCAGATAATACCCTTAATGGGAATCATAATACCAAGTACACAGGGGTCAATGTCACCGCCAATACAAGCATACGGGCCTCACTTTGGATTGCCCGCGGTACTGGCGCTAATAACCGCTATGTCAGACTGTGGATAACAGATGGTGGTTCGATCTACGGGTTCTATAGCGAGCTTGATTTGCAGGCCGGCACGGCCAGTGGCCCGACTGCTCTAGGCACTGGCGCTGTAGGCACCGCAACCATAACCCCAGTAGGGACCGGGTTTAATGTCACAGTTTCGGGAAAATTGAGCACTGCTTTTACCGATGTCCCCACTGTTTGGATGTCATCGGAAAATGCTCCAAATTCATATTTCTATGTTGGTACGGGCGGTCAGTGTTTCGCTTATGAAAGTATCGGGCTTTGTGTATTTGGCTCGCATGATCCCTATATCAGCAATGTCGTTCTGCTGTTGGGTTTTGAAGACGTGAACGGCTCAACCACCACGCCTGGAATGACTGATGAAAGTCCGAGCGTGCATGGCACGGCGACTGTGGTCGGCACCGCTGTAATCAGCACAGGCAACAAAAAGTTCGGGACAGCATCGCTCAATGCTTATAATGGCGGTAATGGCGCGATAACGTGGCCTGATAGCAATGACTGGTATTTCAGCACGAGCAATTTCACGGTCGAGCTTTGGATATATCCTCTCGCTTATGGTTCTGCAAATTCGTTTATTCTGTCGCAATGGGATCATCTTGGCAATCAGCATGCCTGGGTGCTGTGGTTTAATGTTAATCAGCTTTCATGGAATACAGCGGTTGCTGTAACGGATAATAATTTTGATATAGCGGCGCCGGCAAGCACACCGTCCATCAATGCATGGCATCATATTGCTGTCGACTGTGATGGAGCAAAGGTTCGGATGTATTCCGATGGCGTCATGATCGGCAGCACAACGACGGTAAGAAATCTCGCTAATTGCACCGCCAAGATATCAATTGGAATGGATGCCGCCGGTCTATATCCATTCCAAGGTTATGTGGACGAAGTTCGCATCACCAAAGGCGTTGCCCGTTATGCCAGTGATGCAGGTTTTGTGGTGCCGACAGCGCCTTTTCCCAGAAATTAGAACCACCGTCCTCTTAAGCGTGATGAGAAAGGCAGGTTTGCATGGATGCCAAATTACGGATTGTGATGAGCAGTGGTCATGGACTGCATATCCGCGGCGCCGAGGGCATCATCGATGAAGTTGATGAAGCGCGGCGTGTTGTTGAAGAAGTCGCAAAATATCTCAGGCGTTTGGGCGTCGACGTGGTGACATACCATGATGATGTCAGCAACGATCAACAGGAAAATCTGAACCGCATCGTTGACTTTCATAATGCTCAAGGGCCGCATGACATCGACGCAAGCGTTCATTTCAATGCCTATCTTCCGGAAGGTCAGACTACCGACGAGCCAAAAGGCTGTGAGGTCTTCTATACGACTGCTGATGCGCTCGCGATCGATCTATCGGCGACGATGGCCTATACGGCCGGTTTCATAGACCGCGGTGGCAAGCATACTGATGATCTGTTTTTTCTTAACAATACGGCAGCCCCAGCAGTGCTGATCGAGGTTTGCTTTGTGGACTCGCAGGCTGACGTTGATCTCTACCACGAGCATTTCGATGAGCTGTGCCTCGCGATCGCGGAAGTGCTCGCCGGCAAGGACCTTACGGTGGCGGAAGCGGGAGAGAAGGAACGAGATCGTTTAGAGATCAATGTGGCCATAACCGAAGTCGGCAAGTGCAGCTGGTTCGGCGGACCGGCTGACACGGGTGTGGACCCGGACGAAGGGCTTGCATTTTTTTACGAATACGAAGACGCACCCCACCTGTTTTTAGACGAGCAGCCACCGGGCACGTCTGGGCTTGCCAGGCGCCTCGATCCGTCAAAGCCGTATATCGCCTGCCGGTGGGACTACGAAATTACACCCAAGACCATGCTGGCGGATCCGACGCTGCGGGCGTTTGTCCGCTCTCCCAAGACCGGCCGGCAGGCTCTGGCATGGCCGGCAGACTGGGGCCCACATGAGGACACCGGACGGGTGGCAGACTTAAGCCCGGGCTTGATGGTGGCATTAGGGATCGGAACCGACGATACCGTCGAGGTGATCTACCCGGCACCCGCGCTCATTGGATGACCGCCCCCCCGTTTAGTTTCTGTCCCGGACAGAAATAGGGGGGGGGCATTTTGTCCGAGGTTCGAACAGAGGCGGAACGTCGGGGGAACAAAAAGAAATTGGCGGCTAATTTGCCAAATTAACGGCCTATTTGGAACCTCGGAAGGATAGTGATGATATTCCAACTGGTTAAGGTCGCGGTCGGTATTCTAATGGGGATGGTTTTATGCGCATGCGCATCTGCGCAAGGTCACAGCTGGTATTCACCGCAATGCTGTGGCGGGGCTGACTGCCGCCCGGTTCCCAATGGGGTGGTCGAAGAACTGAAGGATGGTGTCAGGGTCCGCGGGTTTCCGATGTTGTCTTATTCCGACCCGAGGCTGCATTGGTCGGAGGATGACCAGGACCATGTTTGTTCCCGGGGGCAGAGCCTGTTTTGCATCTACCGTCGCCCGAAAGAGTTCTAATGCTGTTGTTTGGGGGGAAGCCTGCGTAATGCCCCTTTAGATCGCTTAGCGCGGCGCCTCAGTCGTTGTTTGAAGCTTCCCGTACCAGGACGGCCGTACGTATAGACCGGCTTCCAGGGGCCCTCTATAAAACCTTTACGTATGCGGCGTTGACGTATTCGCTCAAGCTTTTCAAGTGGAACCGTATACCAGTCGTTTGCTAATAACAGGGACGCACGCACATACCGGCGTTCTTTCAATTTCTTGATGTCTTGCACATAGTCAACGCTGAGGCCAAAGTGTGCAGCGATCCGGTCTACCAGATGGGTGGTTCCCTGGATAAAGCCTGCCATCTGTCGCTCGCGCCGGTCAATGTTGATGATCTCCTTGATAAAGGCCACGATCTCATCAGGTACTTTTTTAGGCGCTCCTCCCGGCATTTTTTTCCAGCTGTTTTGGGGTGACATTGATCATACAGGCAGCCAATTCGAGCACCGCCCATTTCGACTGCTGAAACTCTTTCCGTCCCATTAACTGCACTTTCTGGGATCGCGCCACAAATTTCTGAATGACATTGCCGTGCACGTTGATCGTAGCTGACCTATCCGCGTCCGCCATGAACGCAGCCAGGATGAAGGCGTCATTGGTGGTGTCGCAGACGATGCTCGACTCATTGTAATAGCCGCACTGGATCAACAGCTTTTTGCGGAAAATTTCTTCGTCCGGGTACTGCTCTCCATATTCCTCTGGCAAATTCTCCCACGCTTCCTTCAGCTGGACGAAATAATGCCGGTGTGAATTCATGTCGCGTTCCTGCTCGGGGTCGATCGTGAAGATCTCGCCAACCCTGAACATATGCTGACAATAGGTCATCTCCCGGCCCTGAGGAACGAACGAAGCGCCGGTCCATACGACTTTGATCGGGCGACGTCTCATAATTTCGCTTTCAATTGAGAGACTAGAAGATCAAGTTCGGTATTGAAGCGTTGTAGCTCCAACCGTAGACCAGCCATATAGCTCTCATCGCGGTGGATGCGGGTGACTGAGAGCGGCATCTTTGGCCAGCCTATCACGAGATCACACCACTCGCGGCCTGTGATCCAGAGCTGGCCCTGTACCTGCGCCCTGTGGTTCGGGACTTTTCCGGTCTGCAGTATTTCGACCAGCAAATGAGGCTCGGTCGACTTGAATTCAACCATGCCCCGATCGCCGATCAAGCCATCCGGGCTGCAGCCCGTCGCCATCAATGTAGAACGGATAAAGCCGACGTGTTCGACCTGGATATCGTCATTGTCATAGAGGTACATCGCCTCTAGCCTCGCCTGAAACTTGCGGCCGCGCTCCATCTTTTCGTTGGAAAAGGTCTCGGTGGTTTCATTGGTGATAACTTCGGCAGCCAATTCACGCATATAGCGCAGGCGTGTCTTGCCTTCGCCAATAGCCATCATATCGCCGAAGCGACTTGATGTCGGGATGCCGCGCCGGGCGGCGTACCATTCCGGCGATCCCTGCTCGCACTCAATGATGTTATATCGAGACGTCATCGACGGTCTTTCTCTCATCACCTTCATCGCATCCCTCCCTTGGTGAACTCGTTCTTGGGTGGTTCAGTCTTGAGAGGTCTGTCACCCGGGAAGTCAGAGGTTGCCTCGGCGGCTTTTCTCTCCTTCGCCTTCTTCTTGCGCAACAGCTGGGCCTTGGCTTCCTCATACCGCAATGCCGGGATGTCGATGAGGCTGTCGACCTTGAGCATAGCGCAGAACCGTGCGATGTCAGCGCCAGCTTCCTCTGCAAGTTTGATCAATTCGGCATGTTGTTCGGGGCTTATTGTCTTTCTGCCGGCAGGCTCGCGTCGGGTGCCGCCATCATCGTCCTCGCCGCAGGTGACGATGTTCAGAAGCAGTCCAGCAGTGTAGCGTTTGCCGTATGAGTTGGATGATCCGACCGCCTGCACCGGGTTTTTCGAGCCGGTGCTATCATGCTGTAGCGTGATGGTAGTCTCCTCGCGATGCCCACTGCGCGCCAGGACACCGGTTACCTTGATGCGTCCGGCATCATCATTGGCGGTGCGAAATGACAGCGAGAACCTGAACCGGCTGAGGACCGGCCGCAGAATATCCATGATGTCTTCCCATCTCGCATAAGCCGTCGCCTGGTCAATGGGGCCGGTTCTCTCGCCGGTTTTCGGGTCTTTCTTGCGGATGATCAGCCGGCCGGTGCGATCTATTTGAGGCAGTTCAGCCTGCAGTTCGGCGAGTGCATTGTCATAGGCGATCTTCGCCAGACGATCCTCCATGTCCTCGAACATCTTTTGCAGCGCCTGCATCTTCTGCACATTGCACTTCGGGTCCGCGGCCGCTATGGCAATGGCCTGCATCAGCCGCGATGTGCTATCTATCGCGACTACATTGTGCGCCGGCACTATTGCAGTAATTCGTCCGGCTTTCGTTGTCCTCTTAACCATGCTTCCACTCCTATCTTTTGAAAATTATCCGCGATCATGATGGCAGTTTCGCGGCTGATCATTCTGAGGGCTCCACCGCAGACATAACCGCCGACGTTGCCTCCGTCCCAGTACCACAGCGGATCCTCATCGACCCCGCTTGGTAGCCAATTCAAAAACCCTTTTCCGCAACAGTCACAGATGATCACCGGCAGGAGGGCGCCGGTCGTGGCGATGCGCGACGGAACGATCTCGATGGTATCTTCCGTGACTTCGACTTTTTCGGGTGTTCCAGTTTCTGGAATTTTTTCGCCAGCCATCGATCCGATCCTTTGCTTGTGACGGTTCGTTCAGCGCCGGTAGCTCGCCCAATAGTCTTGCGCAGGTGATCAGGTTTAGTCCGATACACGAGAAAGCGAGGATTGTTAGCAGCAGGTATATAGTCACCTGTGCGCTTATTCCTGCGTCGTAATACCAGAGCCGGATCATGGTCCAGCTCAACCTGTCTGCCGCCGAACAAGATCTCGATCAGGATGCGTATCTTGCAACGCATGTTCTTGCCGTGGCAGCGCAGATTGCACCATTCGCGATATGCTTCCCTCTCATCCTCGTTCAAAAATTTGCGGTCGAGGAAAACTTGTCTTTCGAGCACCTTAAGTCTTATTCGGAAAGGAACATTTGGTCGTTTCATGGTTAGACAATCTTCTTCCTCTTTACCGGCGCGTGCAGCGGAATGTATGGGCGTTTCATTGTTTTAAAGTTCCTTATCCGCGCGCTTACAGGCTATTTCGAATGCGGTATCAATAGCGGCGTGTATTTTTTTCAGCTTTTTATTTTTCGGGCCTTTCATGTTGGCCATCAGCGCCGAGAGCGCGCCCGTCAACATGAGGGATGTTATATGCTCGGTTGATGCTTCGAAAGGAAGGTCAGCCGTTCTGTAAAGATCCACCGAGGTGATCAACCATCGGCTAAACTCAGCCTCAACTTTGTTGTTGATATCTTGCTGCATAGACATTAGCGGGTCACCCCTCTATTTTTGAAGCCGATCTCGGCGCCGGGAAGTTGCTTCACGTAGCCAGTGGCTTTGGCAAACCCGCGCAATGCTTTCTCAAGCTCGCTATCGGTAAGATACGGAAGTATGGCATTGAGATCGAGTTTGTTGCGATCGATGAGGATAGCGTAGCCCTCGCGCGCGGCTGTCAGTGTGACACCGCCTCCATTGGCATCATTGCCACGGACTCTGACCAAGTCAGCCGGCTTGGCCAGCGTAGCTACGCGGGCCTCCTCGGCCCTGATGGCCGCAAGATCGGCCGCCGCCTTGGCATCCGCCTCACGGTCGGAAGCATCGCGAGCCAATTCGGCGAGTTGGTTTTTTTTCTGATAGGACCTGGCCCGGCTAGCCGCCCGGGCAGCCTCATCAGCTTCTGCCTGTGCCGCGGCTAGCTTAGCGGCTTCTTCCGCGGCCTCACGCTCGGCGCGTTGGCGCTCGGCTTCCAGGCGAGCCTTTTCCTTGGCCGCTTTTTCATCCTGCCAGCGGTCGATCCGCGCCTGCAGATCATCGGCTGCACCGGGCTTCACCGCGCGGTCATTTTTATTCCGTCTTGTCAAAAGATCACGAAGCGAAAAGAAGAAAGTGTCGACCCCCTGTTCGGCGCGCAAATAAGGGTCTTTCTCGGCGACACGAAAGGCTTCAAGTTTGCGATCATGATCGCGGATGCGTTTGATTAGGGCGCCCAGCTGCAGGGCAGTCTGATCACTGAGGACGACGTCAGGCTGGGCGAGGGCTTCATCGCACAATTTGTGGACCCGCTTGACGCTTTCCGCATAGTCGAGTTCTAAGCGGTTGGTGACGATCTTGGCTTGATCGACGTTGACGTTGTCGCCAATGCCGCGGGTTTCAACGTTTGACATGTCAGACTCCGATCAAAGTTGCTAGGGCGATGATGATGACGGTAACGCAGGCAGCTTGGAACAGGCATATTCCGATGTCGACAAGAAGATCCTTTTTCATGGGTATGCCTCCTCCAGCAGCGACGTCGTCCAGACCATCTCATGCTTGTAAATGTCATAGTTCCTGCCGGTCAGTTCCCTGAGGTTTTCGGCGAACCGTTTGGCGTCCTGGAGGCTGAAAAATTTGGCATATTGGCCATTCGAGGTTTCAACGGTAAACATGGGTGATGCTCGGTGTTGGTTGCGGGAATGAGGAAAGGAAGTGGCTGCCTAATTGGCAGCCACGTGAACGCGATAGCAGTGAGCTTTGGAAACTAGCCGGGGACGGTTGCCTGAGCCTTTGCGGTTCGGCTTTGGTGTGAAGACCTTGGTCTTGGCATTGAAGCGGCCCTGAACACCGAGCCAGACGTGAGCAAGATCGGCAGAACCGGTCTCGCGAACTTGCCAGAAAGAATTGTCGTTCAGTTCGATGATCATGGTGGGGAAGTCAGACATGTGATGCTCCAGCGGGCCCCTGTGGCCCATGGGTCTTTCGTAAACGGATGTATTGTTCTTGTCAACATAGCTTTGCATCGGCATAATGTGGCATGGGCAGTAATTGGCAAGTTATCCACAGAAACGATAGAGAGGCATATCGGAACCTGCTTAGGCGCGGGTATACCCGAGTGCAGCTCGCCGAGATATTGGGGATCAGCAGACAGGCCATAACCAGGTGGAAGGTGATCCCGTTGAAGCATGTGACAAAATTGTCTAAGGCCATTGGTATTTCCCGGGAACATCTGCGACCTTCCGACTATACGTAATTCGGGGCTGGAAGTCCGTTCGTCGTGCCCCCCTCGGACGGATAGAAGGCCGCGATAGGGCCCGGCAGCAGTGTCCCCCCAGGTGCTGCCGGGTCCGCCCTTCCCTACTCACATGACGGAGACATCGATGAAACAGCGAGCTACCAAGAAAGCAAAAGCGAAGCGCATACCGGCCGGCATCAAGCGCAAAGCGGCAATGAGGTCTGCCAGGACTATAGACAGGGCCCCGGAGATCGCGCTTCGGCGCAATGCCAAGGTGGATGCCGAGGCAAAGAAATTGTTTCTCGATGTTCATCTCCCCAAAATAGCAAAGCTCAAAGCTGCGTTGGCGACGGCGCAGTCAAACGTGCGCAACGGGTACAAGTCAGCCAAAGCGGACGGGTTTTTACAGCGCGACTTCGACATGGCTTTCCGACTGCAAGCGGAAGCAGGCGAGAAACAGATCAAAATGCAGATCGCACGAGACTGCACGATCGCTGGCTGGCTTGGGTATTCCCTCGGCAAGCAGCTAGATCTGTTCATGCAGGAAGAAGACAGTCATGATGTTGAGATGATGGCCTATGCCGATGGTGAGGAAGCCAGTCGTACCGGCGAGCCGGCATCGCCGGTCTACGCACCCGGCACGCCTGGATATGATGCCTACATGCGCGGCTTTCACGATCATCAAGAAGAGCTTACCAAAGGGTTCAAAAAGCTTGATGAGGAAGAGGTACCGGTCTCTTCTGGTGTCTCGATGACGCGATCGCAGTTCAGAGCGCATCAGATCAAGGCTGTGGCTGACGTCGTGGAAGAGCGTCCGCTGTTTACCAAGCGTCAAGAACCTGCGGCGTGATCATCGCGATCGATCCTGGTATTGATGGGGCCGCCGCTGCGCTAGACCCGACCAATGGCGAGTTCGCTGATGTCATTGATCTTCCGACCCTCAATGTCGGCAAGCGGCGGGAGATCAATGTCGGCGCGCTGTGGCCTTGGATGTATCGTCTGATGCCACAGCGCGTTGTCATCGAGGAAGTCCATTCGATGCCGCGCGATGGTCGTGTCGGGTCATTCCGCTTCGGCGTGACCTATGGGATGCTCAAAGCGGCCAGCATCATAGCGACTGGTGCGCCGCTCGAACTGGTCGCGCCGCAGACATGGAAAAGCTATTTTAAGCTGATCAGTGAAGACAAGGAAGCATCCCGCGGGTTGGCGCTCAGGCTATGGCCTCATCTCGAAAACTTCCTGCCTCGCAAACGAGATCACAACAGGGCCGAGGCGATGTTATTGGCCTGGTGGGCGATAAGACCACCAATAGGGAGGAATTGGTAATATGGGGAAAATTGTTTCATTCAAGACATTTGCAGAAGTGCCAAAAGTTCTCAAGGCATTGGAACGTCTCGCTATAGAGATCAAAGGGGCGCGAACATTATCTGAACTCGACGCGGTAATTGTCGAGGCGAAGGAAGTTCAGAGGAAATATTCCGCAGTGAGTGATGTGGCCAATAAAGCAGGTGAGATCTGGGTCAAGGCTGAATTACGTCTTGCTCGGGAATTAACTATCATCGGGAAGGCCAAGGGGACACAAGGGCAGATACGAGGTGCGAAGCCAGGGAAACGTGGGCAGCGCGGGTTAATTACTGGCATGGCCCTAGTGGAAGTGCCAGAAAAGAACATCCCAACGCGGGCCGAGATGGGCATTGGTTATAAGCGATCGGCGCGGGCTACAAAGCTGAATGAAATTCCAGAACCTGTGCAGGACCGGTATTGCAGAGAACTTGTCGATGAAGGTAAGGCAGTAAACCCGAATGCGGTCCTTCAAAAGCACCGGCAGCACAACAAGGCGAAAATGAAAAGGAAGATCATGGCTGCGGCATTTTCCGCAGAAGGACCGTTCGACGTGGTCGTGAGTGATCCGCCATGGTACATGCAGAAGATCGATCGTGATGTCAGACCCAACCAGGATGCCTTCGACTATCCCGTCATGAAGCTTGATGAAATTAAGGCTCACTGGGAAAGAGAAATTGCGCCGAGGCTAAAGCTGGATGCTCATATTTTCTGGTGGACGACAGAGAAATATCTGCCGTCCTGCCTCGCTATACTGGATCAATTGTCGCTGCGGTATGTGCTGACAATGATCTGGCACAAGCCTGGCGGGTTTCAACCGCATGATCTGCCCCAGTATAATGCCGAGTTCATCGTCTATGCTCGGAAGGGTACGCCGGTCTTTGTTGACACGAAAAATTTCTTTGTCTGTAATGAATGGCCGCGGCGTGAACACTCGCGCAAGCCGAAGGAATTCTACGAACTCATTGCGCGGGTCACAGCTGGATCACGGCTGGATGTTTTTTCTCGTGAACAGCATCCAGGTTTTGCTCAGTTTGGCAATGAGACGGCGAAATTCAAGAGAGCAGCCGAATGACTGTTCAGGATGACATGCGCCTGGAAAAGCATCATGCCGATATGGTCAAGCGCATTCTTGGCCGGTTCTTCGGGTTGGATGCTTCAAGCTTTATTCAGGACCAGTGGGCCGATCAGAAAGAAGCGACGGACTTTTTTGTGCTGGCGGCTCCGACGATCAGGTGCGCGCTTCGGCTGCGCACAGCCAAGTGGCTTATTGCTCATCCATTCGATATCACGATCAGATGGTCTCGCCCCAATGGTACGCTGACTGAGATTGACAAGATCAGAAAGGGGACCGTGAAGTATTTTCTTTATGGTTTCGTAAGCGAGGACGAAAAGAAGATAGACGCTTACTCAATTCTGGAAATTCCCTTTCCTTTTGATCTGCAGCCGTACGCGATCAAGGTCAACGACCCCCCCGACAGTCAGTTCGGGATATTTCACCAAGACCAGTTCAAGGTTCTAAAAATATGGAACCGAGCGAAGGCTTATCATTTGCCATCGAGTGCAGAAATATTGGAATAAGAAAAAAGTGGTCCAAGGTCGACTGGTTTCAACTTCGCTAATTCATAGGCGTATTGGTCCGGTCCCATTCCGTATAATTTCATGCGGCGTTTGATATCATCCTGGTATTCTTTTTCATTCTCGACCAAGACGCATCGCATACCTTCATAGAGCGCAGCAATGGCCGTTGTTCCAGTTCCTGCAAACGGGTCCAATATTAAGCCATTGGGGGGCGTTACAAGACGGATCAACCATCGCATCAAGTCGATAGGTTTTACAGTCGGATGTTTGGAAGCGATGCGATCATTGCTATCAGCTTTTGCGCTGTAGAAAAAGCGGGCGGCGGAGCCGCCGTTATCCGATACGCCCCTCGGCGTGATGCCTGTACGTCCTAACGCCCAAGTCGATTGAGCGATGTCTTCGTTTTCGGAGCGGCGCACATTGCTCGGCCCGGTCATCGGAAACATCCCCACCACTTCGTCGCTGCCGTCGTGGCAGATATTAGCCGGCCAGCGGCTATCCGGTAGTAGTTTTCCGCCCGGCGATTCAATTGCACCATAGGTGTTCGAAGTGCGTTTAGGATTAGTTACTTTCGGCTTCTCTCGAATGCCAACCCGACACCCATCAACATTGATCGCCCCCGTTCCCCAGCGCAGCACGTTGGCGGCAACGGTCTTTTCCGACAGCGGCTTGCGCGCGAGAACGATGGGCTCGAATGCTGGCTTTAGAGATGTGCCGAAACCTTGCCATTCGCGGGCGGCGGCGGTTGACGCGATAGTAATATTCTTTGTGCTGCGCGCCTTATATTCATCCCAGTTGGCGGCGTCGCGCCCGTCATTGGTTTTTGTGCCGTCGCCTTTGGCGCTATTTCTATAAGATGGCACGGCATTGGGTCGAGTACCGACAACTTCCTGTACCGCCCCTGCCGCTTTATCGATCCCTTTGCTGATGTCATGTGACTTCGGGAACCCCGTCCCAAAGATCCACATCAGGCTATCGCGAACCTCAAAGCCTGCATCCTCGATCGCACAGGCCATCCTATGATAATTGCGAGAGGCACCAAATGCTGTAAGGTGGCCACCAGGCTTGAGAACACGAAGCACTTCAGCCCAGAACATTGCATCAAACGCAATGCCGCGACGATCCCAGTCTTTGCCCATGAAACCCAATTCATAAGGCGGGTCGGTCACGACCGCATCATATCTGTTGTCTGGAGTATCTTTCAAAAAATGCCAAGCATCGCCCGGACATAGAAGAACTTTGTTTTTTACAAGCTGTTCATGCGCCATATTACAATACCCACGGCCGATGCGGTATCATCTTCCAGTGTGATATTTTTAACACTTGCATGACGGTTTGAATTGAGGCTTACTACAAAAGCGAAAGGGCCAGACGTTGTCAGCGCTGGCCCTCTCTGAAACTACCGAAATGTTTGGAATTGCGGTCGTTGTGTCTCTTACTTAACACACCCCCCACAAATTGCAAGCAGGTTCCACCGGTGGTTTCCAAAAAACCTCTGGACGGGATCGTTTGTCCTGCCCAGTGGTCGGTCTGAAACCGAGCTGTTGGGTGTCGCACGGATGTCCCGCCCCATAGAAGCCGGTTTCGGTCGTAATACCCTTGCCAGAGGGAATGCAGGCTATTGGGCTTGCCCGGTTTGACCCGTTTACGGCTGGCGAACCACCTGAGAAAGACCTTTCCGCCGGGCAGCGCGCCCGCCGTCCGGGGACCGGACGAGAGACAAGCCTACTAGGCTATCTCAGGAAAGAAATGGGGCAGTATGTCTAAAATTCAGGAAACAGGAGCAACACGGTGACCGGAAAAATGAACTGGGGACGGGCGCGAAAATTCAAAGCAAGGGAGGAGAGGTTGGAGCATGGCACGGTGATCAAGCGTACCGGACGCATGGTCTACAACGAAGCACGGGATACGCTCGAAGCGAAGGCGCGCAAAGCAGAACGGCAATGGCTGCAGCAACAGCAGCGCAAGAAGCCGCCAAAGGTTAAGGACCTGTACAAACCGACGCCATACGACATCTCCCGCAATCCATCACTAGCACCGTCAAAACCGCCGATCATCAAGGGCCGCGACGTGGTGATGGACGTGCTAGCGGAGATGTCAGGCGAGCCCTGCCGATAATACAGGGAGGAGCATCACAGCATGACGAAACGACGGACGGGAAACAGAACCATGAGCGACGCACAGGAAGACATTCACCGCGAATTTTTGCTGACCGCGCTTCGGGCCGCCAGCCTCAGGGCAAAAACGTGGGATGCAGACATGACGACTATTGGGGTAGCGCTCAGGAATGGCCTGATCGGGAGCAATACGGCGTTGGCGTGGATCAGGGAGGCTGGGCTGGGCTGGATAGTTGGGGCGATACCGGAGGAAGTTGGCCGGGTTGCTCAGACCACATGGGGCGACATCGATCAGCCTGATGAGGTTTTGCCCCGTGTTGGGAATGGGGGTGCGCAATGAGCAAGGTTTGGCCGGCAAACGGACATCGATCCGGCGAGAATAACCCCCATGCCCGCCTGACGTGGCTTGACGTGATCGAGATCAGGATGATGGCGGCGGCCGGTATTGCTCACCGCGTCATTGCGAAACGGTTTTGTTGCGACAAGACGCATGTTGCGTTGATCGTGAAGTTCAAACGATGGGGAGTGAAGGCATGAAGTCGACTGAGGATAAGCAATTTGCGGTCGCGGACGGTTGGGCGCTGGCGAGTGACGGTATTCAGTGGATCCTGCAGCGTCATGAAAGTTCCAAACGGTGGCGCAATGTGTCGTTTGTCCGGTCGGACAGAGATGTCCTGGCCAGATGCCTGCGTGAGAAGGGCGCAGAGGGCACCACCATCGATCATTTGCCTGCCGGGCTACCGGACAGCTTCGAGCAGTGGAAAACCGCTCAGGGGGGCTGCCAATGAGGTCATTGCGGGAGGATCAAACCGAGGCGTTGAATAATTTGCGGGCGGCGGTTGGTGAGGGGGACAGGCATATCGTGATGCAGGCGCCGACAGGCTATGGCAAGACGGTATTGTCGGCTGAACTGGTGAATAGGGCGCGCATGAAAGACAAGAAAGTCCTTTTCATCGTTCCTGCGATCTCTTTGATCGATCAAACGGTCGAGATGTTCAATGGGCAGGGCATCAGCGATATCGGGGTGATCCAGCAGAACCATCGGCAGACGGATGGCTGCATGCCGGTACAGGTGGCCTCGGTGCAGACGTTGCAGCGACGTGAGATGCCGCCGGCCGACGTCGTGGTGATAGATGAGGTGCATCGTTGGTCCGATGCCTATGGCACGTGGATGCAGACACCTGGGGTATGGTGGGAAAAGCCTGTTATCGGTTTATCGGCTACGCCCTGGCACAAAGTGTTAGGGACATATTTCAAGCGGCTGATCAAAGCATCGACGACGCAGGAATTGATAGACAAGGGCTTGCTATCCGACTTCAAAGTTTATGCATCGAGTCATCCGGATCTTGATGGGGTCAGGACGGTGCAGGGCGACTATGAAAAGGGCGAACTGTCACGACGTATGAGCAAGGTTAAGCTGGTCGCGGATATCATCGAGACATGGATCGAGCAGGGTCGCGGTCGGTCGACGTTATGCTTTGCTGTCGATCGCACGCATGCGAAGAAGCTGCACGAGCAATTTGAGGCGCGTGGCGTCAGAACCGCTTATCAGGATGCATTCACGACACCAAACGGTCGCGCCGAGATCAAGCGCGGCTTTCATGATGGTTCGATCGAGGTCGTGGTGAATATTGGTACGTTGACAATGGGCATAGACTGGGATGTCAGGTGTATCATCCTGGCGCGGCCGACTAAGAGCGAGATGTTGTTTGTGCAGATCATGGGGCGTGGCCTGCGGACGGCTCCCGGCAAAGACTTCCTTTTAGTTCTCGATCATACCAGCACTCATTCGAACCTCGGCTTTGTGACGGATATCGATGTCAACCATACTGAATTATTGGCGGACACCGACCGCGTTGCGAGCGTAACTGATCGCATCAGGCTGCCGAAGGAATGCCCCGCCTGTGGTTTTTTGAAAGCTCCCGGCATGTCTAAATGCCCGATGTGTCAGCATGTGACTGTGGCGCATTGCACGATTGAGCCGACACCGGGTGAGCTTAAAGAGATCGAGCGCAAGAAGAAGGAAGAGCGGGCGAGTATTGATCGGCGCGTGTTCTACGCCGAGCTTTTGGCCTATGCCCAGCTAAAGGGGTGGAAGCCGGGCTGGGCTGCCAATGTATATCGCGAGCGGTTTGAGGTATGGCCCAACGCCATGAAGGACGTGCGGGCTGCGCCGGCGATCTCGAGGGATACGAAAAACTGGATCACCCATCGCAATATCGCGTGGGTGCGGGGCAAGGGAAGAAACGCGAGATGGCCGATAGCAAAGGAGGACTGAGCCATGGGCATCATGTTTGGAGACCATTTGATCGATATCGGGTATCACGACATCACCCCGGAACAAGAACGAGAGACTGAGGCGCGGGAGGAATGCGCACGACGCGGGATCGATCCCGACGAGGTTTGCGCCGATGGTGGCGTAGAGGCTTGGATGGTGGTCGATAAAGAGCTGCGGGAGCAAGCAAGGACCGCTGCCGAGTTATCCACAGGGAAAGGGTCAACGTCACGTTGACATTGAACCTAGAGCATGGCACAAGACACCACCTCATGAACGAGCCACTGGGGCTCACCAAACAGAGAGCATCACATGTGTAAAATTGAGATCATTCTCGGCGGTCGCGGCGGCAAATTGGATAGTGCCACTGTCAACCTCGACGAGGCTGACGAGGGGTTTGACATCAAGGTTAGTGAAGTTGCTCAAGAAGTGATCCGGGGGTGGGATCTCCGAATTGGCGATACCATCCGCATCATCGAAGTAAAATAATGTTCTCGATCGACACAATGCGGACATAAACAAGTGAACACTGCACGTGTTGTTACCCCGGCACAGGGGGCTTGGCGCAGAGATCTAGGCATATGCGTCGAGGTTCTGTGACATGGACCAGCGGGAGGTGTCCGTGGTCATGAAATAACGCCCGCCTCTGGGGCACCGGTCTTATCTCCTGTGAACTGGTGCCCCAGATCAAATGCATCACATCGTATTCCATATAGGGGAGCATTCCACATGAAAACGTTGTTTCTGGGCGCCACGTTCTTGGCGCTCTCGGCTACACCTGCGCTTGCGGGTGGTTTGCCTCAGCAGGGTAGTAACACTGCGATAGGTGTCGGTGCGGCTAAGTCGACCTCGATCTCTGCATCGCAGGCGACGGCGATCTCGGGTCAGGGCGGTCAAGGCGGCAAAGGCGGGACTGGCGTAGGTGTTGGAGTTGGTACGGGCGGCTCCGCTGTCGGCGGCGCTGTCATCATCAACCCGGGTCCGGCTTCCACGACCAGCACCAGCACCATCGATAACGTTGGCCATAGCTCGGTCTCGACTGTTCCGTCGGTTTTTGCGCCGGGGCTCGCGGCCGCGGGGATCGAAAGCTGCCTTGGTTCGGTGAGCGGCGGTGGGTCTTGGCTCGGGACTGGGATCACACTTGGTGGTTCGATCCCTGATCGAGACTGTAGTGCGCGTTTAGACAGTCGAACTTTGTGGTCCATGGGTCTCAAGAAGGCGGCTGTGGCCCGGATATGTCAGACGACGGAAGTTTATAACTCGATGCCCGAAGTGTGCGGGCAGTATATGCCTCGGCCGGCGCCGGTTTATGCGCCAACTGCTTTGCCTGCGACCTACGCCTCGGTGCAAACAGCATCTCTGCCTTCGGGAACGCTTATGTTGATCGAGGGCGCAACGGGCAAAGAACGCCCGTGTTCCAATTACGACGAAGGCCACCAGAAATGCCGACACTGGGCCGACGCCGTAACCTCGAAGCCAAAACAAGTTCCGCATGTGGCTTCGGGGCCTATCACTAGACCATCGTCGGTGGCAGTACCCCTGCCGGTACCAAGTCCCGTCAAGAAGCAGACTGAAAAGGCTGTAGAGCCTCATTCGATCTCTAGATTGGCGGACTCACTGCAGACGCCGCTTTGGCTGCAGATGATCCATCCTGAAGTCCAACCCAAGGCGAAAACAGAAGAGGAAAAACGGAATGAAGAAAGTCTGGTACGTTGTCTCGGCGTGTGCGTTGCTCCTGGCAATGGGGGACGCAGCTAATGCTGCATCAGCTCTATCGTTCGGTGCGGGGGCCAATTTTGGTCAAGTCAACACTGCGAACCTGGCGGCATCAACTGGAACTGCTGCCGCAGGTTCACTGGCTACTGGCACCAATACGTCGTTGGGTGCTGGTATTGCTACCACTACGCCGGCCGGTTCATTGACCAGTGCAGTCGGTGCCTCGGCGGGTCAAAGCAATAGCATTTCCGGTGCAGCGAGCATCGGTAACGGTGCGGCGGTCGCGGCTGGCGCGTCCAGGAATGTTGGTGTGGGCGTGGGTGTAGGTTTCACAAACACTGTTCCATAACCAATAGGCTGGGAGGTGGCGGGCGCCAGCATATTTCGCCGGCGCCCGTTATCTTGTTACTATGATCCTGGTTAACCAGGATCTTGGAAAGGAACCGCAATGGGACGAATGAAAGCGGACAATAGCAGGAAACAAGCTCGGACGCTCTTGAGGAGAGACTTTTCCGTTTATATACGGCATCCTCATTGGGTCATCGAATGTGATCACTGCTCGCAAGGCTGGCGGCTAGCCGATGCCTGCAAGAGAGTAGAACTCGAGAATATTTTTACGCTTATGGAGCATGCCCGCATGCATCACCGGGAGGAAAATGATGGAATATCCGCAGATCAATAGGCTAACAGGGACCCACCCTGAGGACCTTTTGCAAGACTACAAGATCGCGCAGAAATCCTGTGAGGAAGCCATAAAAGCCCTTGCAGGTGTTTGGCCACAAGTCCGGGACTATCAGGGCGGAGATGTTAGGATGGCGCTTCACGAGCACAGCGAGCGCTGCAAAGCTCTACGCACGGTCGCGCTCGATCTGCAGCTGATCATCGAGAGCATTCTGCATCAAACTGTGGATAACTCGAGATAGCAATTGAACCGATGCCATGGCTGTGGCTACATATCGTTATTGAGCCACTGGGGCTCGCCAACGAAAGAGCATCACATGACCCGCTACATTTTGGTTGATAACGCGTCCGGTTATATCTGGTCTGATCTTGACGCTGACGATCCCGTGCACGCGGCGCGTAAGACTGATGGGACCGTGGATAAGGAGTTCGGCTACGACTACACTGAATACCGGCCAGGCTGCTCTCTTGCATCTGACGACAGTGCCTATCTTGTCTACACTGTTCCTAGCGACTATCCCTCGTTCTCTGACGGTTCCGCGAGAGCAGAAATTGACGCCTTAGATGCACAGGGTACACTGGTAGCTATCGTCCAGAGGCATGTTTCCGACGATGAGTAAAGGATAGCTGTGGATAACTTGGGGCGACGGTTGAACCGTCGCCTCTCTTAAGGTACAAATAATTATTGAGCCATTGGGGCTCGCAAGGCTCGCACGGTAGCTCATGAATTTACGCTTGGTACTGAACCGAATGCCGTAGAGCTTGCTTACGAGAATGCGACCCTTCTCGCCAAGTTTCTCAACATCGCGGAGGAGGCGAAATAAGCGTCCCCTGCATCGCTCTCACGCCCGGCGCTTCGGCTTCCGGGCTTGAGGCAGTAGAAAGGGCCATTGGGGCCTTTTAGGAGTGATCACTTGCCGATCTCACTAGCAACCCGCCGCAGCTCTTTGACCAAAGCCTTCAGCTCCAGTTTGTCTTTCAGCGAAAGCCCACTTTTGCGGCCTGCGCCTTCAAGCGCTGTCGCATGATCAGTGAGACGGCAGATCATTTCGAATTGGTCATTTGAGAGCGTTTTCACGTCACTCATCACTTCACCTCCTTGGTCACCTCATCCGCATCACATGATCAATATCCGCCAGCACTACTTTGACGACATCGAGGACGTCGTTATTACCGGTCTTTTGCCCAATGGCGAGTATGGGGCCTATCGCGAGAGCGCGGACGAAGGTCGCATCCGCGGCTATGGGGCAACCCGGTTCGGCGCCATCGCCGACATGGTTGAACACTATATCGGTCTGCAGGACGAATAGGGAGCATCACAATGAAATATTTCGATGTTAGAGTGTGGGAGCGCGCCGAACACTGGTATTTTGACGCAACGGTGGAGGCCAAAGACGAGCGTGACGCATGGCGGGTGGCCCGCAGGGAATACCCCAAGCGGGAATATGCGATCCGTGAATTGAGGGAGGTGTTCCGATGAGTGCAGTGCTCTGGAGGGTTACCATCGACGGGATCAGAATGGAGCTGTGGCAAAGCCGCAGCGTCCATTCCCATCTTCCCAATTACACAGCGGCGTTCTGGCTTGTGAACGAGCCTAAGCATATGACCATCAGCCATCTTGGACAGGACCTCGAAGATGCTCTATCTCTGTTTGGCAACACCGTCCGACATCATCGGAGGCTCACAGGATGACCGGAACTCAGTTAAGGATGATCCGTCGTGCAATGGGGCTCAACAAGCTCGACTTTGCCATCCACATCATCGGCTATACCGGATCGGATCAGAACGTCGAGAACCGCATCCATAGGCTGGAAGGTGATCAGCAGATACCCTTGCATCTGGGTCGGTTTGTGCATCTGATCTGGGAGGCCTACAACAGGACCGGAAAATTGCCGCATTGGCCGGCGAACCTTCTGATCGAAGGGGAGACGCCACCATGGATGTAAATAAGCTCAACGCCTCGATCCGGTCTATCCGCATGCCAATGCGCATGTCCCGGCTGCCGATCAATGCCCGTGGCTATCCGGTGCCATATTTCGTTCCGGAAAGCGGCGACTTCCGTGCCGCGGATCCGGATAAGTTCGAAGGCTGCATCAAGAACAAGCTGTGCTGGCTGTGCGGCACCAAGTTGGGGCAATATCTCTGCTTCGTGCTCGGTCCCATGTGCACCGTCAACCGGGTGACGAGCGAACCGCCATGTCATCTCGAATGCGCCGTCTATGCGGTGCAAGCCTGTCCTTTCCTGTCCAACCCCCGCATGCGCCGCAATGAGATCGATGTGCCTGATGGCACAATGGCCGGTGAGCCGCTGCTGCATAACCCCGGCGTGACGGCTATCTGGATCACCAAGGGCTATCGTCTCAAGAAGGTGGATGGCGGTGTGCTGTTTTCTCTGAAAGAGCCTACCAATGTGATATGGTACACCGAGGGTCGGCTCGCGAGCCGTGGTGAAGTGCTAGAGGCGATATACAGGGGACTGCCTGACTTAGAGCAGCTTGTTTACGTCCCAGCAGAGAAGGAGGCCCTCACGAAGTCAGTCGCAGCCGCTTTGCATTGGGTACCAAAAGAGGATGACGATAATGCCGGATCTGCACGACATGGGGAACACGATCGAGAAGGGGTTCGATGTGGCGAACCGGGTTCAGGCGATGATGGGCCAACCCCCTCTCGATGAAGTCAGCTATGTGATGGGCTTTGTCTGTTGTTTCGGTATTCTCACGCATCGCGTCGAGATCGGGCTGCCGGCCGATGCGCCGCTCGATCGGATATTCGACAACGTCCACAAAGACGTTGACCAGATGATGCGCCGCATCAGTAAGAACCAGACGCTGCAGGACATGGTGAGGGATCATATCAATGGTGTTAAAAACCCAGGCTGAACCGCGGCTCGCTGAGGATGGCCGTATGCTGGCCGCCGGCTGGCACGGCTATATGTGCGGAAACTGCGACCATTATCATATCGACCTGTTTGATGATGAGGGAACCGTGTTCGCCACCATGGTCATCATGGGGAACGTCCTGACTGAATTCGGCAATAAATTGCTCTCGATCGCCGCAGCCCAGCAGGCTGAAAGGATGTTCGTCGAGAAACCTACCAACCGCGGGGGCACCGCTTGATGATGGCTAAAGGCGTTAAGGGAAATTTGCGAGGCGATCGTATCAGGATAGCTGTCACCATGTCACCTGAGTTATTCGCCAGCATAAATATGCGGGCAGAGAGGCGAGGCGTATCCTTCAATGCAGAGGCCATTATGTTGATGAGGTGCGGGCTATTTGACTACGAGGAATCAGAGTCAATGGATCCTGTAGCAGAGGCAGCACAGTGAGATAAACCAATGGAAATAGGCGAAAAAGAACGGCAGATCAAGGCGCTCAGGCTGGCCAGAGAGGCTCGCTGGAAGGCTAATGCTAAAGCCCCCATACCGCAGTCCTCGGCTACGTTACGCGAGATCATAGCGCAGGTGAAGCAGAGGATGGCGCCTGATAAGCCAGGCAAGAAGCCTGGAATGGAAAAGCCTGGAACGGAACGGTCTGTTGGAATGGAAGCGCCTGCTGGAACGAAAGCATCGCAGGAATCGTTCCAGATGAAGCCAAAACGTTCTGGTGGTCGGCCGCCGATCGGCCTCAAGGCAATGACGGCTAAAGAGCGCAAGGCGCGGTTCAAGCAGAAGCAGCGCAACATGGAACTGAAGCGAGATGGCCGAAAGTAAAAAGCGTACTGGCGGTCGACGCCTGGTAGCCAAGAAGCGCAGGCCACGGTTTGACAGGCGACGGCGTGCCAGGCTGGAGCTTGATGTCATTGAATGGCTTCGTGCTGCGGCCGCTCTTTGCCAGGGTGCGCTTGCTGTGCTGGAAGATATGCAGCACAGGAAACGTGGCGTCAGGGAGTTGAGGCGAGATGGCCGGAAGCAAGAAAGGTGAGCATCGGGGCAATGCTCGCAAGCGGCCTAAGCCCAAAGGGTATGAGGGCGAGCGTGTCCGCCGACTGCGCCGCACCCACGAAAGCCCGGGTGAGATCATGTATGAGGCGCTGGGGCGTAGAGGCCAAGCCATGCGCGATCCGGTAGTGATCGATCGGCGCATTACGGTCGCCCGTATCATCAATGGGCCATCTGGGGACGTCCACGATATTACGCCTAAGCAGATGCTTTTGATGGGGATGCATTACCATGCGGCCGCGATCCGCGACATAATGGCTATGCTTGATGAGATATCGCATCAGCCGGTGACACCACTAACGATAGCCAAGACCAACGCGTTAGAGGCAGAGATCGAGAGATTATACGATAAGTCTCGCGACTATGCTCGCGATGTTGCTGGCTATGTTCATGCGAAGCTGACGGCTATTGCGACGACAGAGCTGAGTGGTCAAAACCAGGCCAATATTCTGCAGACGCTTATTGACGAGATCGATGAGATCGAGCGCTCACGTTCGATACCTATTGAGTACAAGCCGCAAAAGCTGGGAGGCAGAGAATGACGGTCGTTGGCATTCAGATGATCCGTATACAGGACTTTGAGGAAACAGCGCGGGCCGCGGATGCGGGTACTGAGCAAGCACGCGAGTTCCTTCAAGCGTTCTTACATTGGGACAAACATTTTCAGTATACCGATGAGAGGCCGCGCTGCTTTTCCTGCACCAAGGTTATTCACCGCCTCGAGGATCTCGATGATGATGATCCTGGGAATTTGGGCGGTTTCGGGTTTGCTAAACTCAGTGAGGATGGGGCGAAGGAGATCGAGGGGTTTGGTTGCCCGTTCTGTCTCGACTGCACGCGCAAGGGAGCGCAGAGACTTTCCAAGCAGTTTAGCCGGCTGATGGAAAGGCAGCTTGGGTTAGTTGCGGTGCAGGTGCATTGATGCCTGTCGCTGAGGAAGTCATGCCTGAGATCGTTGTTAACGGCCATCTGTTAACGCCGCACCAAGTCGATACCTTCGAGGCAGCCTGCATGACGCTGCGGATGTGCCTGACTGACGTGCGGATGCGGGACCATATGGGGCCGCTTATTGGGATGAAGTATCTGCAGGGCCTCGGCGAGATCGAGGCTATGATGTTGGAGACGGAATGATACCGCGGCATTTCCAGTTCGGGCGAAACCTGCTATGAAGGCAGTGGGTAGAGAACTGAGGCGATGGCATGGGCAGGAAGCAGCTGAGGCAGGATATGGGCAGGAAGCAGCGCAGGCGAAAGCGCAAGATCAAGAAGCTTAAGCTGGAAATCGAGATGTTGCTTGCGATGAGCGACAGGGTTTTTGAGAAATTGATAGCTCATGCTGATCATGATCGCATCAAGCAATTGATCGCCGAAGAAGGGGATAAGCATGGCGAAACTATATGTCACTGAATATCATGACCTTCCGCAGGCCTTTTCCAACTCTGCGCCGCAGCTGGTGCGTGAGCCCGGGATCGTGGATCAGGCGCCGATAACGATAGGCGCCTCGGCGGCGCAGTCATCGCCCTTCAATGCGAACACGCGTCTGGTCCGGCTGCATACGGATGTGGTCTGTTCGATCGCGATAGGCCCGCCGGCGACGACGACTGCGACGGCGAACAACCAAAGGCTTGCGGCGAACCAGACTGAATACAAGATGGTGCAGGATGGCGCCGGCCATGTTGTGAGCGTGATCACCAATTCATGAGGGCAAAGCGATGATGAGTCTGCAACCCTATCTGCCGCCGGTCTCAGGTGATGCTGGTTCTGTTTTTGCTTTGCTTCAGGTATTGGCGGACCCTGAGAAGGCGCGGGCGGCGTTGAAGCTGATGGTAGAGGAGCGCAAGAAGATCGAGGAGGCGTACGAGAAACAGCGCAAGGCAACAGAGGATGACAAGGCGGCTGCCAAGCATGCCCATGCTGAAGCTGAGAAGATCCGGCATGAGACGGACAAGCTGGCCTCGCAGGCGACCAGCGAGTTTGGATATGCGAAGGCGGCCCGGGAGGCAGCCGAGCGAGCCAAGCAGCAGTCTGAGCATGCTGAGCGGAAGGCGGCTGAGATGATGGCGAAGGTAGAGGAACGCGAGGTCATGTTGGAAGGCCGTGAGCGCGAGCTAGATCGCAAAGCCAAGGATATAGGCCAGCGGGAGGATGCGCTTAAGAAGGTGATCGAGAAGAACATGCGGGTTGAACACGATCTTGAGCTTCGCGAGACGCAATTGGCTGAGGACATTGCGGAGCACCGCAAATGGTTGGATGGTTTGAAGCCGCCTCGGGTGCGTTAACAGTCTATCTTGCGTTTCTCGGGGCATTCCCGAGGTTTGCTGATCTGGGGATCATTGAGGACGTTCCGAGCGGGACCATAGTCCTGACGCCCTCGCCGCTGATGGTTCCGGCCGGTTCGCCAATTGGGACTGTGGTGGCCACGATCTCGGTTACGGGAGGATCGCCGAGTTACACCTATTCGTTGACGTACGATCAATTGGGGTATTTTACCATTGTCGGGAACCAGCTGCAGGTCAACTCTAGCAGCATGGCGGTAGGAACCGACAACATCACGATCACCGCCACGGGCTCGCTGGGAGATACGTTGCAGCTACCAACGCAGGTGTTTATTACGCCGGCGTCGTATGTGCCAACCTACTATCTCTGCGGGTTCTGAGCATGGCCGATCCCATTGTAGGCATCGTCAACGGCGTTCCCACCTCGGGGACCGGCACCATCACGACGTTGGGGCAGACGCTGCTTGACGGTGCGAATATCACCTATGGCGCGTCAACGGACCTCGCGGTGACAGCTGGCGCTGCGGGGTCGGTCTCTGCCAAGTTGCGTTCGATTTCGCGGGACATTGTTGGCGGCATTGTGCTGCAGGCGGGGGCGAACGTTATTGGCGCCGTGACGCAGAGCGGCGGGCCGTGGTCGGTATCGGGGACGCTGGCGGCCACGCAGAGCGGCACGTGGAACATCACCAACATCACGGGGACCATCAGCCTTCCGACGGGTGCGGCGACGGCGGCGAACCAGCCGACGAATGCGGCTATTGCGTCGACGACATCCGGTCAGACCGGGCATCTGGCGATGGGGGCGACGTCGACGGCGGCGCCGAGTTACACGACCAGCCAGACCAACCCGCTGAGTCTCACGCCGGCGGGTGCATTGCGGGTTGATGGGTCCGGGGTGACGCAGACTGTATCCGGGACGGTCGCCATCTCGGGGGGTTCGATCGGGATCACGGGCACGGTTCCTGTGAGCCAGTCGGGAACCTGGACGGTGCAGCCTGGGAACACGGCGAACACGACGCCATGGCTGATGACGGTCAATGCGGGGGGCAACAGCGCCACCGTGAGCGCGGCGGGCGCGCTGAAGGTGGATGGGTCGGCAGTGACACAGCCGATCTCTGCTGGTGCCCTTCCGTTGCCATCTGGGGCGGCCACGAGCGCGAACCAGGCGACGGCGGCGGCGCAGGGTTCGGCCACAGCCGGGCAGACGGGAACGTTGGTGCAGGGCGCTGTGGGGACTTCGGCGCCGACGTATACGAATGGGAACACCAACCCGATCTCATTGACAACGGCGGGTGCGATCCGGGTGGATGGGTCCGGTGTAACGCAGCCCGTATCCGGAACTGTGACTGCGAACCAGGGCGGGACATGGTTGACGCGGACGCAGGATGGGTCGGGGAATGCGATCTCGAGCACGTCGGGTTCGCTGAACGTGAATATTACGGGTGGGGCGGGCAGCGGCGGGACAAGTTCCAACTTCAGCGCGACGTTTCCGACGACGGGCACCGCGGCGGGCGCTGAATACCTTTC